GTTATCAATATCAGTGTTAGTTAGAGATGATGTTGGTGACACTTTACTTAGGAACTTTGCATCGATTATAGTATTAAATAACTGCACATCATGCTTTGAGTATATATCATGAAACTGCTTCTCTATACACTCAAGCTCTCTTCTATGCCTCTGACCATAGTCAAAAGAGATAGTATGAATCTCATCATACCCTTGATCAACAGCCATGTGAAGGAGAACAACACTATCCATGCCTCCTGATAATGATAATAGTAGTTTCTTACTCATGTTATTATTATATAATAATATTAGAAAAGATCAACTCACAACATAAATAATAACATGACGCATAATTCATGGAAAAAAGACAGAGAGGTACTTTCTGAGGCATATGGTCAAATTAACGAAGCAATCCCAGCAATATTAGGTCGTCTTGCTCTTTCAGCCGGAGGTGCGGCTGTAAATGCAATTACTAATAGTGGTTCTAGTGAAGATCAAGAAGGAAGTAATATCTATGAGAGACTAGAAGAATTCATGGAAACAGTTGATGATGATACAGTTGATTATTTGCGCCAAATACTTACGGATTTTGAGGCCATTATGACTGACATTAATGCTCTAGAGGCACCAGATCAGAAGATAGATGCTGTTGATCTAGGCATACACCTTAGCAGGTTGGCGCCTTTTTCTAATATCAACTCACAACATAAATAATAACATGAAGCGTAACGAGTTCGATTTAATTGCAGAGCAATACACAAAGTTGTATAACGAGCAATATCAGTTAGGCTCAGACTATACTGAGTTTACAGGCGATTATGAAGATGACTTAATGTTTTATAAAGATTTTCAACCCGGTGAGTTTGATAACTGGGTTGAAAACGAAAGACCCATCACCACAAAGTATGTAGCAATGGGTCAAGATCTAGTAGAGATGGGTGTGCATGCGGATGAAAACAGTGTTTATCTGTTTAACAAGCCAACGGACTTCACACATGCAGCTCTAATAGCTGGGAGTCGTGTGTAGTATCACTTCTTCTTCTCTAATATATCCTCCATTATAAGAGAGGTAGGCTCAGGGTCAACTACTTCTTCTACCTCATCAGGTGGTTCTTCTTCTTTGTTTGAATAGTTCCACTCATCCTTCATTCTAGCCTCTACAACAGGTAGAATAGTATTCTCCCACAGATCTACATCCTTTCTCCAAGATTTGTAATATCCTAATTTTTTGATATTACCAGAATCATCAGGTGGTAGTTGATAGGTAGCGCCAGTCTGAATGACTGCACCAAGACCAACTGCTAGATCAATTAACCCATAGTATCTATCTAGACCAGATGCAAATGATAGGTACATTTCACCTTCTAGATACTGCTTAATAAATCTATTCTTTCTAGTAAGTGCTCTAATAATAATACCTGCATAGCTCTTCTGACCTACTGCAGTTTCACCATCCATTGTCTTACCACCATCTGACTTCATTGGCTTTCTTGCTAACTGAACAGTGACTGATGGTAGATATACACATGACTTACCACCTGGCATGTTCTTCTCAATTGATGGGAATAGGGCTGCAGGGTTATCATATACATGATTAGTACATAAAATAGTAGTCTGTGTAACTGCACCTAAGTTAGTACATGTCTGCATAAGAGTCTTCATTGCTCTAGCATTAGTTCCCATATCTGCTGATGTACTATCCTTACCCATACGTGATAGTGACAGTTCTGACTGTAAGTTCCCTAATGAGTCAATAGCAACAATAAACTTACCCTCAAGTCCCTTCTCTTTAATTGAGGTAAGGAACTTATACAATGCGTTACGTGTCTGTTCAATACTAATACAGGGAACATACTTTACATTACTTACATCCAACCCAAGCCTCTCAGCACCTTCAGGGTCAATGGCATTTTCTGTATCAAAGATAACAGGAATAAGGCCTTCCTTCTGAGCTGCTGCTAGAATCTTCATAACAAACAACGACTTACCAGTCATCGACTCACCAGCTAGCATAGTCACCCTACCTTTAGGAATACCACCATGTAGTGAACCTGAAATAATAGCATTTAAAACATACGAGCCTGTATCAATCCAACCACCAACTCTACTAAGAGTGCTATCGCTCAAGTATGTTGCAAAGGGGTTAATTTTATCAATCTCTGATAAGGCGCTTTCGATATCTTTATCCATATATCGTATTATAGCATACAAAAGAAAAGAGTCAAGCAGTAAACCACTTGACTCTTGAATTAATTTATCCTATATAGGCTACTCTTCACTAAAAAGCTTTACCACTTCTGGCTCTTCTTCTGACTCAGGAGGTTTTGGAGTATTAATCTGTGTTACCTGCTGAATAAGCTTATCATCTAGCTCTACATCCGAAACAACAATTGCGGACTTATTAAACGTCCAGTTATTTTTGTCCTTGTCGCCTTTAATCAACTCCATGAAAATATATGGAAACGATTGTACTTGAAGATTTCCATCTTCAGCGTTTGGATGTACGTGAACAATAATAGGATTCTTTAGTGTAAGTGTAGTTTTATCTTCACTTACTTTTTCTCCAACTACTGTGCGGCCGATATGATCTGATATTGTAATAATCTCTGACATGATATATAAATTATAGCTTACATTTTAATACTTGCAACTAGGCTTTTTGCCTTTGTTAGTGCTTTAGCGGAGTCCTTACTGGTATCTGCTTCAAGTGCTTGCACTAATTCCAGCACTGCTCTACGTACTGACTCTACCTGTGGAGAAACATTTTCCCCTGCACCTGTATCTGCTCCAATAATAACGTTTCTAATTACTGCTAGGATAGCTACTACACCGGTGATTTTACCTCGCTTAAAAGCAGGGTGAGCTTTTGGTGTGTTGTCGTCTTGTGGACGATCTAAATATGATTCTGACATATATCTATTTATACCGGTAATGTTATTATGCAAATATATCAAAAAGTTCTGTTTGAACGTTGTTAGATGGCTTACGAATAACCCAACCAATATTATCGTAAAACCGCTTTATTGATTCAAATAGAATCTTCTCAAACATCTTTTCGTAATCTGGCTTAAACGTTTCAGCAAACTCGGCAGGAAAATCGTACTTAAAACCAATCGTATCTAATCCGTACTTATTCGGCTGCTCAACATACATATACCTAACCTTATCACCAGAGGTAATTTCTTCGTATTTGTTACCAGTGTTTAATCGCTGTAGCATTTGATTATAAAAATACGATGACTTGACGTGTATAGGCATGCCCTTACAAGTATTAAACCCATTACATTGCGGTGCATATTTATCGTAGTTTTTGACACCCATAACGAACGATATTTCTTCCGGAGCAAGAGACTTAAACGTATCATACGACTCGTTTAGTATTTTATTTGTAGCCTGCAACGACTGTGTCGTAAGCATAGTCTCGATTATACCCTTTGCATATGGCTTAATAGCATTAGGCATTGTAGTACGTACAACCTCTACACCGGTATACTTAAACTTATCTTCCTTGATACCCTCGTCGTCTAAAATATGCATAACATACCTTTTCTTCTGCAAGAAGATACCTACATCAGCTATACACTCACGCTTAAATACAAACCGACTATCTTGAGTTAATATTGCCTTTTCAGCCCACTTGTTAATATTTACATTAAGATAGTCTTCGATTTCTTGAATTTTATCGTACGTTTCTTTGTGTACATCTTTACCATCCCAAAACTTAATTATACCTGCATCAACTAGCGGAGCAATTGATATATAACCAGAGTCAGTATCGTTGTATACAATACACTGCTCAAGATCGTAGTCAGATATATCAGGTAACTCTTGTTTGAGAAATTCCTTGATATACTCATTCGACTGCTTAATAACTGCTTGTCCTGTTAGTGTTACTGACGAAGCAATATCATCATCACCTATAGGTGCGCGCTTGTTACCCATGTATCCGTAACAACTATTAACAAGAATCTTAATAACCATCTGCTCAGTATTAAGCCTTTCAACTTCATACTTCAACTCGATATTCGACGGATCCTTTTTATATTGTTGCTTCGCCTTAAATAACTTCTTCTTAATCTCAACACGTTTATCGTAATAATATTCTAGAAACTCAGGTATGATACCTTTCTTCTTTTGTGAGAACATAAAACCAGCTTTAGATAAGGAACACTGCTCGTCTTTCAGAAACTTTGAAAACGCCGGCTTTGATAGACTAAACTGCTTACCCGATACGTGTTGAATAACAACATTATCATCAACAACATCAACTCTACCCACCTTCGTCTCAGGTGATGTGTTAAGTGATATCATTACGTTTGGGTATAGGGAGTTAGCATCAAAGGATACTACATTATTCTTGAAGCCGCCTTTAGGCTCTGCAACATATGCACCTGGGTTCTTACCTTCAGTCATCGGTCTTACAAAGGTAGATAATACCTCACCCCTATTGCGTGCACGAATACTTAAAGCACCGTTAATAACCTGAATCGTACCCATTGCACCTTCTAATGTAGTTAGACCTACATATGATAGCATTCGAAGTAGTGAAAGGTATTGCAACTTTTCTTCTAATCTTACAAGTAGGTTAACGTCCTGAATGTTGTAGTCGACAAACAGATCCCAATCCTTCTGCGATAACTCAGCAAGACTCATATCACCGAAGTCCACCTTCTTTTGACCTAGTTCAATTTCACCAATAGCGTCTAGTTTGTATGACTCGCGTAACTTAAGACAGAATCGTCTGTAAATATCTAGGTAGTCAATACAGGCGATACCATCGATATAGTAACGCTTTTTCTCTTGACCAAACTGACCACGCATTACTCTGAAGAAAGTACCACCTAATGGTGACAATCGATTTACATACTCTTTACCAAGTACGCGCTCGATTCGGTTAATAATATACGGTATATCAAAGCCTTCTGTGTTCCAGCCAGTCAAAACATCCGGATAATCTTGCTCTAAGTATTCAAGAAACTTAATAAATAACTCCTGCTCGTCTGTGCAGTGTGTATAAATGACGTTTTCATCCGCATTACCTTTATATGGGTTAAGACCAAACGTATAGAACTTATTGCTCAGGTTGTCATGACATGTAATTACGTTTACAGGGTGAGTTGGGTTATCTACATCCGGAAAGCTATCTGGGCTAAAGGTCTCAATATCAAAAAAGCAAACCTTAAGCGGGTTCTTTGAGAACTCAGGCTTTTCATTTTCTTGCCAATAGCTATCAAGCAAGAACTGCTGCGGTCCGGGTAAGTTTTCAAACACTCGCTTAACGCCTGAGTCTTGTAGGAACTTATTACGATTAAAAATATTATCGAACGACCGCTTTATAACCTTTGTACCGTAGATAGACGTCTTATCACCTCGAGGATCCTCTACATACAAGTAAGGCTCGAATGATGCAGTACGTACTATTCTATTACCATCCTCATCCCAGCAAAATAGAGAGCAGATACCTTCACGGCTATTATATACAATGTTTCTATACGACATTATATATATTATAGCTCTCTAATTCCACTTATCAAGCAGTTTTCTGTCTGGTGAGCCGAATGGTGTATTAAGTGCTTCTAAATGCGCACCTATATTTTGATCAAGCTCTAAAGTTCTTTGCTCCCCAATACCACGGAGCTTGTGAATATTACCGTAATACTTGCTACGATTCTTCCAGTTAAGAATAGTGTTAATTTTATCAGCAAATTCCTCAATGGTCTTAAATCTTAATGCTTCGGGTGCTGAAGAGTATGTCTCCATATCTTGACATAGACATGGTATGCCCAATGTACACGCTTCAATAAACTTAATATCAGACTTTGCTTTGTTGAAGTTATTATCTTCAAGTGGTGCAACCATCATCTGTGCATTCAAGCTAGCTATAAATTTTGGATACATAAGCAGGTTTTGCCATGGGTAGAACTCTATCTTCTTTGATTGGACGAGGTCATGCAGTTGTGGTGGAAACGCACCTACAAAGATCCACTGATATTTATCAACAGTTGCTCTTACAAAATCTCTTACCAACGTGAAGTCGTCCTTACCACCTGTTTTATTTTCTACATCATAATGCGCGCCGGAGCCTGTGTAAAGTATTCTCGGCTTCTTTTTATTCTTTTCAAATTGCGTTGCAACCTCTTTACCATTAAACAAGTTACCCATCCAAAAATCAGGAACAAAGTTAGGTATTACAGTAATATTTTTTTGACCAGTTCTCTCCTGATACAACTCCTTCATAAACGGACAAGTTACTGTTACCTCATCACACATATTAATAATGTCGATACAATTCTGTCGTATCTCGTCGTTATCAAATGCATACTTAAACTTATTGTAGTCAGGAATGTCCTCTTTAAACACAACATCATCAACTTCATATATAATCTTAAAGCCGTGTTCCTGTTGTACCTTCTTAAGATACTCAACAAACTTTTTCTGTGATGATGATGCCTGCCTCTGTAACTTTACCGCTTTAACGTTCTTATAAAACCGTGGGTCAGCCACCATTGCTGTAATTGAGTGTGATACACCCCTACCAGTAGCATTGATAACTTGCTCTGGCCATATTATCCGCCAGTGTCCACACCCACTCAGGTCAGCCAAGTAGTTAATATACCGCGGCATACTATTCTCTCTAGGCTCTCGCGTCTTCTTAACAGCTGGCTGTTGCTGCTGTTGCTGCTGGAAGGGGTTTACGTATGGAGAGGGATTAATAAACGGACTCGGATTTGGATTAATCATCATTATATATAGGTTAAATTTCAACATAGTCCACCCTACGGGTGATACCATTTTCTTTCTGAAGGTAAATCACATCACCAGTAACTGCCTTAATGGACTCTTTCCTATGTGAAATAATTATGCAACACTCATCAAGTTCCTCGACGCGCTCTTGCAGTATCTCGGTTACCAGCTCAACACCTCTTTCATCGAACGACGAATCAAACAGCTCATCATATATACAAATGTTATATCTAACACCGCCCTGCATACGTCTTATATCTGAGAACGTAAATAAGCACGCTAAATCGATCGATTTACGTTCAGCGCCGGAAAAGTTAAAGTACGAACACACCTTATTCTTTTCATTTAGGATCTCTTCCTCGAAGTACTCGTTGAACAGGCAGATAGAATTTGAATCCAACTTACGTAAGTAGTGTAATAACTTATTGTTAAGCAAATCTAATAGCTTCTGTACAATATATGATTTAACACCTTCTTCAGATACAATATATTTTACAATATCAAGTTTTGATATTTGCTTTCTATATTGCTCAATATTTTTATCTGCTGTATTGACACGATTAGTTGTCTCACTAATCAGATCATCGAAGTCAGTCTGTAGATCTTCTACTGCCTTTAGATCAACCTTAAGTTCAGCCTGCCAACCGGTAAGCTGATCAAGTCGTTGCTTAATATTCTCACGCTTCTGACATCTTAATCTTGTTTCAGATAAGCGGCTGTTAAGAGTATTAGCACTATCATAAATCTTCTGCTTTATCTCTTTAGCTTTAACTAGAGATGAATGAACATCTTTGATATCTATAACAATATTATCAATTGACTCTTTGAGCTGCTGCTTTTCCTTTTCAATATTCTCTATATCATGCTCTTCAATAGGTCGCAAACATACTGGGCATGCCTCATCACTAGTACCTATTTTTGTGTATGTCTTCTTCGAGTGGTCAACTTGCGCTTTCTTTGTACTAATATCCGTAATAAAGGAAGCGATCTTCGAATCACATACCTCCATCTTATCTTGTAGCCTATCAATATTTGTTTGTATATCTGCTACATCATCAATAACAAGGTTATCTAGTTCTTTTTTAAGCTCAACTATCTCACCCTCATTATTCTGCTGCCTTGCTAGATATGTCTGCTTCTTTTCCTGACGTCTATTTAAAGTGACCTCTTTTTGACGGTTATAGTTTTTAAGGCTATTCTCAATCTCTTCGTATTTTACCATCTCTGTCTCATATTCACGTCTGATCTCATTGTATTCTGATCTCAGCTGAGCTAGCATCTGACTAAACACCTCCATACCGAAAATATCCTCGATAAACTTACGCTTTTCAATTTTATTTTTTGCCATAAACGGAATAGCATTATTAACAGTCATAATAACACAGTTCTGAAATATAGCAGGTGATGCGCTTAGTACTTCGCAAATGTATTTGGTAGTATTTGATATACTATCCCTAGTCTTATCTTCACCATTCTTATATATAAATACCTTTGACGGGCTGAGTGTTCGAACTATCTTATAGTCATCCTTACCCTGTAGTGTTTCTACCTCAACATCCAATTCGACGTGTGTTTTACCACCAGTAATGTTATTTGGTATAAGATCCTTCTTTATATCACGAAGTGTATCACCAAATATAGCAAAGTATAAAGAATCTGCTATGGTACTCTTACCAATAGCGTTCCTTCTATCTGGCTTATCTTTATTTGAGCCAGTAATTACATGTAGACCTTTTTTAAACTCAACAGTTACAGGGTTCTCACCAATAGATAGAAAATTTACAGCTGCTAGCCGTTGGAAGTTAACATTTTTCATATAGATTTAATGTATAATCAATTATATCATCAGCATGATCAATATCCAGCATATTTACAAACTCAACTATAGCTTGTTTAACATCAATACCTGATAAGTCTTCTTTTTGCTCTGTATTCTCTAGTATTCTATTAAAATTAATATCATAATCAATAGTTAATGACTCAGGCTTAAGTTTTGATAGTACATCATAAAGTATATCCATGTCTTGCTGTGATATATTCATATCAATCTTCAGCCTAACAAAGTTATTAGCAATATTATTAACAGTAATAGGCGTAATACTACCTTCTTCTACAAGCTCGCTCAAATTTATTTTCTTATAGTTGGGTGAGATGTTATTTGGCTTAAACTCATACTCTAAATTATCTAAATCTAAAATATGATAACCTTTTTGATTACCAGCATCACCGAAGTCCATCTGAAACGGGTTACCAACATATAAAATTGTACCTGCACCAAACTGCTTCTCGTGTCTGGTGTGGAAGTGGCCTGATATAACCAAACCAGATTTAGATAGTAGGTCCTTTATCTTTGTACCTTCTTCACAAACCTTATATTCAGTCATTCTGAACGACTCAATCTCAAAATGACCAAAGATAACATCACTCTTCTGTATATCACTAGTAGATGTATTCCACGGGCATAGAGAAATGGTACGGTCAAACGCTTCAATTGTTTGATAGCTTTCTAATATAGTTACATTTTTTCTATTCTTAAAAATAGATATAGAATTAACATCAGTTCTATGCTTGTAATATATGTCATGATTACCTGTAATAGCAATCAGATTAAATTCTGATAAAATATCTAATATATCAGCTGATACCTGAAGAGTACTTACAGAGATCTCACTTCTGTTGTGATGCCAATCACCACAAAATATAATATCTTTAATATTTTGAGCTTTACATTCATCTCTGAACCAATTTGCCCACTCGATAGCATAACTATGCCACTCCGAGCTGTTCGAATGAACACCTAAGTGTAAGTCAGAAAATATAGCTACTCTAGGCTTATGAAGCTTAGTAATCATTCTCATCTATAGGCTTAACGTATACATGACCCTGTGTATTGTTTGGGTCAGTCATAATATCCTCATAAACGCGCTCTTTATAGCTACAGATTGTCTCGTGATGCTTCTTTTCTTTCTTAATTCTATTAATAAAGGCATGGTAAGCAATAGTAGTAAAGTAAGAAAAGGGATTGCATTGTGTGGCCTTACCATCTTTAGTAGTCTTTTTATCGAAGTTATACTTTTTATACTTAAGCGCAGAGTACATCTTAATAAGCGCGTCACCAATCATATCATCCTTATATGAATAGTTAATAAATGATGCATTGTAACTTAACCCATAAGCTATCTTCTTAATGTTCTCTGCTAGATCATCCGTCATTACATCAGAATCATAGTACTTACGTAATGCGGCCTTAAATACCTTCGGCTCAATATAGTACTCTGCTTTTTTCTTCTTAGTCATTTTATTAATTATATAGTATAACTTACTTTTATCAACTTAAAAAGGCTTTATCTGCACCTCTTTGTATTGAATTTTTTCTTTTTTATAAATAGCTTTACGCTTCTCACAGTGTCTCATACCGTAAGGTAGGTTATCACACACGTCCATAATAATAAGCTTATCTTTTGATGAATGCTTACGTAGTCCTCTACCAATAGACTGTACTGTGCGTATAAACGACTTACCTCCTGCGGCAAATATAATATTGTGTAAATTTTTTATGTTAATACCCGTGGAGAAAATAGCACTTATAGCTATACACACAACATTATCATGTTTCTCCATAATTTGCTTAATTTCTTCACGTTCTTCTACAGCAACTTCACCTCTAATGAAGTAAACCTGCTTATTTTCTACCTTTTCTAGGTATTCTTGTAGAATTTCACCGTGTTTGATGTGATTTACTAAAACTAATATGTTATTTGGCAGTTTAGCGCATAGTTTTGTTAAAAAACTATTACGGTCCGCGTTTTTATACACAAAATCTAGCTCTTCCCTGTATCTATTGTTAGTAACATAGTTAATTCGCTGTGTATAGTTAAGTTCTAGTACCTTTACACTAACATTTGCGAGATGATCTTCAAGTCTGAGCTCATAACTTGTCTTTTCGTATATAACCGGTCCTAGTTTACCTATAATTGACCATTTATCTACATTGTCTTCTGGTAATGTACCAGTAAATCCAAATTTATTTTGTGTTTTAATCTTGTGTACTATCTTTGATATCTTATTACCACTAGTTATCTTATGACACTCATCAACTATTAATAAATCTATATACTTTAACCAGTCATTATCTTCAAATCTACTCTGAATGATGCCAATATTTGCAATTATTACGTTAGCAGTAAGGTCTGGCTTATGTTTACCTGTCCATTTAGTAAGCTTAAACGTAGAACCGCAGTTAATAAACTCATCATACGTCTGTGACACCAAACCTAAGTCTGGTACAAGCATTAAACACTTAAATGTATCTCTATCCGGTGAGTTTCTAAAGAAGTTCTCAATTAATGCAGCAGTAATAAAGGTCTTACCAGCACCTGTACCTAATACACACGTACCTCTACCTAGACTTAATGCCTTTTTAACTACATCAGACTGGTAATCACGTAGTTCAAACTTAAACCCACCACATAACTCCGTTTTGATGCCTACCTTTAATGCCTTTTCAAGGTTTGGACTAATGGTTATATCTGTGTTAATTTGATTACTAATTAGATATTTACGAATTTCCCAATATAACCCAAGCTCGCACGTACCAGTACCCGTAATAACATACTTACGTGATGGGGCAAACCTATTATACCGCCTAGCAAAGCGGGCATTTGGATTTTCTACACTAAAATGTTCTCGTATTTCACTAAACAAATCAGTATCCTCACATCTGATCTTAAGCTTGTTAGTACTTTTACTATAATCAAAAGAAATCATTACTAAAGCATCTCGAGTTTGTTAATTTCAACAATATTTTTTAAGTCAAAGCTCATTGCTGATAAAACCTTTTCAACCTTCTCTAAGTACTCTACTATAACTGTACGCTCACTTATATCATTTGTAATTTTAATAACTGATTCATGTCTCTCAGCATGTTGCTCCGCTGTAGATAAGCTGATTTTAACTGGTGAGTCGGCAATTACCTTTTTTGTGAGCTCCTTTTTAAGCTGCTTCTTTTTAGCTAGTAGTTTATTCTTCTCTACTTTGGCATCCATCAACCTAGCTACCCAAAAATGTTTACGAGCTGGTAGTCTCATCTGTACCTCCTTAAGATTAAAATCATCTACAACAAGATCTTGACCGATCTCGTCCATATAACGCTTTAATAAATCCATAATATATTAATTATAACCTAAGCCATAGAAAAATCAACATATAAGATAAATATATACATGGATATGTTTGAGCGTAAATTCTTTAAGGTGCTTAAGGAGGAGATGACAGCTAGTAGTGCTCTTGGTGGTTCTGAGGGGCTAGAAGGTGGTTCTGTAGGTAATACGGATTCATACGCGACTGGAGATAATAGAATACCTAAGTCTATCTTTGGTGGCACACTAACACGTAGTGGTATTACAAAGTGTAAGAAGTGCAAAAAAGGTAAAAGGTGTGTAGCGTGTAAGAAAAGAAAAGAGGAAGAAGAAGTGAATAAATAATTATATGAGAACGTTTCTGAAAAATAATATTATGACGTCTGACTTGAAGTTAGATCGTGTAGAGCAATTTGATGAAAAAAGCAGAGGCTATTCGATTGCCTCTATTAGAACAACGCGTAAGCTTAGATCATATACATGGCGATGTAATGATTGGTTTGATCAGGGCACTGAGGGTGCGTGTGTTGGCTTTGCTTTAGGGCATGAGTTGGCAGCAAGACCAGCAGAGGTAAAAGGATTAAGCTACGACTTCCTGGTTGAGAATGTTTATTGGGAAGCACAGAAGTCAGATCCATGGCATGGTGGATCATATCCAGGTGCAGTACCAGTTTATCATGGCACTAGTGTATTGGCTGGTGTAAAGAGAATTAAAGATTTAGGTTACATTAAAGAGTATAGGTGGGCGTTCAACATTGATGATGTGTTGTACGGTATTGGTCACAATGGTCCTGCAGTACTAGGTATTCCATGGCACGATGACATGTACTATCCAGATGATAAAGGCTTTATTAGACCTACTGGTGATGTAGTTGGTGGTCATGCTATTTTAGCAAGAGCAGTTAACGTTAAGAAGGGTTATGTTACTCTAAGAAACTCATGGGGTAAAGAGTGGGGCAAGGATGGTGACTGCTATATTACATTTGAAGATTTAGAAAAATTACTTAAGGATAGAGGTGAGGCTTGTTTCCTTATGAGAAGAAAGTCAAAAGTATCATGAGTGAAGAAAACAAAGAGACGGTTGTAGAGTGTAAGCACGGATTTGTTCAAGACAGTATTATGTCGAGGCTTAGGCAAGAAAGTACTTGGCGTGGTATTATTACTGTTGCTACTTTACTTGGTTGGAGATTGGCTCCGGATCAAGCTGAGTCTATCATAACGGTTGGTGCTTCATTGGTAAGTACAATCAATATTCTTAAAAAGGACTAATGGAAGATACTGGGCATTGGCGTAATACCCTTATTAAAGAGGGCATTGATGGTGTACCTTTTGGGTTTATTTACCTTATAACTAATAATACTAATAATAAGAAGTATATTGGTAAAAAACAGTGTCTAACCACTAAAAAAAGAGCGCCCTTAAAGGGTAAGAAGAATAAAAGACATAGTATTGTTGAGACTGACTGGAGAACCTACACTTCTTCCTCAAGACAGTTAAATGAGGATATAGTATCGATTGGAAAAGATAATTTTACCTTTGAGATTCTAATGTTTTGTGATTCAAAGTGGCAGTTGGCATATGAGGAGACGAAAATCCAGTTTGAGAAGGAGGTGTTATTAAGAGGTGATTATTATAATGGCATAATAAATTGCCGACTTGGTAAAAGAAAGCAATAAGGAACGTTCATATAATATGGATGTGAGTACACGTGTAGAATTGGCAAAAGAACATAGACAGCTTTATGATCAGAAGCGTGATATAGTGTTTGTTAATCTTAATAGCTATCTTACTGACTCGTTTAACGACTACATTATGTATATAACTGAAAACGAGCTTAAGTTGACCCGTAAAGAAAAGAATAAGCTCGGAGTTCACTTTATTATTAAGCAGTTATTGGATGCTGTAAAGTCAACAAAAAATAAAAAGTGGTTTTATTACAAGGTTAATAAAGATACTGAGGAATCAAAGCTTGTAAAAAGAATATTCAGCGCCCTACCAACCAATATAATGTATGGTGAGTGTGATTGGTATGAGTTCATAAAGGAACTTGACTATAATGTATATAAGAAAAAAGATAGCGCTGGAGTATCCTTTCAGAAGTTTAGACAATTTTTGAAGAGGTATGAATTACAGCAACTTGAAAAAGAGTTTTTGGGAGATATAAATGTAAAACTGTCGCTACTTCCATAAATATATACATGAGTGAAAAGTTTCTCGAGCAGGTAGAGTCGTTAATGCCGGATGACGCATTAGATAATATTATTGAAGGTAAGCGTGCACTACAGCGCTTTCTATCTAATAAAGGTGTTAAAAATGTTGCTGTTAAGCAGTTCAGAGATGAAATGACCTTTACTTTAGACGATGGTTCACAAGTAGTTGTCGAGGTAAAGGATTTTAAGAAGGTTGATGCACATGAGGATCAAGAAATGACTATTGATCAAACAGCAAAGACTTTAGGATCAGTACTATCCATTCCGGATGGAGGTCTTAAGGGTAATTTATCACCAACAAGCCGTAGGGTAAAGAAGATTAAAAAGGACATGCTTAAGAAGGTTGAAACCGCAGCCAAAAAGATTAATTTGTAATATAATGAAAACACTAAACCTAATAGAGAAGTATAAGACTTTAATCGAGCAGGATATTGTAGGTGAGGAGCCTATTGATGCGACTGATGTAACGGAGCAGCCAGCTTCAGTTGCACCACTTACTACTGAAGGTGAGAAGTATTTAGTTGACTTGCTTGTTAAGGCATTTTTACATGTACCTGACGAGAGTGAAGGAAAGATTGTTAAGGAGCTTCAGGCTACATTGCTTGATAGTAATCCAAAAGATGTAGCCGAGTCAATTGAGAGCATGCTTGAGCTAAGTGTTAATGATACTAAAAAGATGCTTAATCTTACAACAGATATTAACTAATATGAACTACGGTAAAAAGTCATTAGAGAATCTATATAGCGGTATTGCGGGTAAGCCTGTACAACCTAGGAAGCATTTAAATATATTAGGTGAAGAGGTTCAAATTAACGTATCTGGAGAAAGGGAGGGTAATTATAATATAACTACCGCATATTTTGATAAAGTCGTAAATCCAATGATGCACACGTCAAAAGCAGATAATCATAGACTTCATGAAATTATTTTTAAAAGGGGTGTAGAGTCGGATATGTTTAGAGAGGATCAATCTTTATATAACGAGACTGCAGAAAGGCTTTTTGAATATATAAGCAATTCAACCGATTTATCAAAATTTTGCGAACGTATAGATGATAGAGATTTTTTAACAAAAGCAGGTAATTTGTTTCTCGAACGTCTAAAAACAACTACTGAGTTTGACTATCTCGATCTGCTCAATGAATTATATGACGGACAATTTACTTACGATAAATATTTAATAGATAAGATAAGACCGGCTTCTACTTTTGGTCAGACTAGAGGGGCCGGTGGTCCGGGGGAATGTTTTTTTGCATTCTTTTTTAACGGTACAAAACCCAAGGTTGGTGATATTGAGATCAATAATCATGGAATTGAGCTTAAAAAACAAGGCGGTAGGGTAGGTAAGAATATAACTATAGATGATGGTAAGAGATTAAGAGAGTTTATAGAAGATCGCGCTAGTGTAATTAATTATGTTAAGGAACAGGGTGGTAATACTATAAGTGATTTATTTAATGGAATAAAAGAGTGGGGCGGTTTTACTGGAACACATATTAAAATAAATAATGGTTTTTTTAATAGACCGATTGAAGATGTAATGAGTGTTAATAGCTTATTTTTATCACAGCTCATAGGTACTTTCCATATAAAGCAATACAAAGAGAAGGTTGGTGCTTTTGAGTATGTACAAATATTTGAGGGTACACGAACTATAGGATTTGATTCGAGTGTTATCGATATGGATCCATTTGATATGATAAAATATTTGAATGATAAAAAAATATCGTTTAAATATCATTCAGATAAAGGGTCGATGTTTGATGGTAGTGGTGTAACTATTAATATGTTAAAGAATACAAGAGCTACCCCAGGACGAGTTGCTGATGTGAGCAGCAGTCTAGGTTCATTAGGATCATAAATAAAAAATCATGAAAAACTTTAAACAATATTACGAAGCATATGAGCTGGTGAATGAGGGTGCAAACACACACCTTACTCACTTAGAGGAGCTTATACTTAAAAAAGGTCAAGTGGGGTATGACCAGGCAAGAACATTTCTGACGAACTTACTATCACACCTTCAAGGTAAGAGTAAAAGAAAAATAGGAACCACTGTTAAGTGGGATGGTGCACCTGCTATATTTTGCGGTCGGCATCCAGATAATGGAAAGTTTTTCATGGGTACCAAATCAATTTATAATAAAAATCCTAAGATTAACTACAGCATAAATGACATTGAGGTTAATCATGGTGATAATGCTGGTTTAGCTGTTAAGCTTAAAAGAGCTTTTCCACTTTTACAGCAACTTGGTATTAAGAATATAATGCAGGGAGACTTAATGTTTGATTCTGCTTCAATAAACAAGGAAAATATAGATGATGTACCTCATTATACGTTCAAGCCAAATACGATAAAATATGCTGTTGAAGCTAATAGTGCTTTGGGTAAGAAGTTATCAAATAGTGTACTTGGTGTTATATTTCATACAGAATATGATAGCATTGACGGTAATGCATCTTATGGAGCAAAGGTTAATAAGCTTAAGAATGTACCTGGTGTATGGGTTGATGATGCGTTCTTTAAGGATGATACTGGTGTTGTAACGCTAACGACCGATGAAACAAAACAAGTACGGGATTATATTAAGACAGCAGATTCTATTAAGGTAAATTATAAGAACTTACCATTAGATGATATTAATATATATATTAACTCTGAAATAAGACAGGGTAAGTTTTTAGATAACCCCGAACAATCATATAATATGTTTATTAATTGGCTTGAAGATAAGAAAGTAAAGGCAGTAGAGAAGTTAAAGAGTGTTCGTGGTAAGAGGGATAGAGAGGAAAGCTGGAAGAAGAAAATAGCGGAGGTTACACAGGAAAAAAATAATATTGTAAATCTCTTCAAGGTAACGAAGCTACTATCACAGGCAAAGCATATGTTTATTAATAAGTATAATACAGCAACCTACACTACCAAGCATTTTGTTGATGATGGTACTGGTGTATTAAAGACTACCGCACCAGAGGGCTTTGTTGCTGTGAGTAATGATGGTAGTGCAGTTAAGCTTGTTGATAGATTAGAGTTTAGTAAAGCAAATTTTAACCCTAATAAGCAATTCGGCTAATGATTACATTTAAGGAATATTTTGAAGGTGAGGAAACTCACGAAACAGTAGCCCTACTACCTGGTGGATATAAACCACCTACCAAAGGACACTTTAATGCATTTAAATATATACTTCAGGATGCTGATAAGGGTATTATTTTAATTGGTAAGAAGGAGCGTGATGGTATTACTGCTGACCAGGCAAGAGACATTTGGGAGGTATATGCTAGATATTTAGGTAAACCTATTGAAGTGGCTATTGCAGGTGTTACACCAGTTAGATCTGTATATGAATTTGCTGATGCTAATAAGGATATTAAAATTATAGTCGGTGCTGGTGATAAAGATGAAGATGTACAGAGATATTCATACTTTGAGAAGAACATTGAGAAGTATCCATTGGTGCAGGTAGTTAAAATACCTATGCAGGCAGAGGGTATATCAGGTACACAAACACGTGCTATGATCGCAGATGATATTAGTACTGCAGTAGATTACTTTACTCCGGAAGAAATCAACCAGACAGATAAAGATATTATAAAAGATATATTATCTGCTTAAATAATAACATGAGGAATAATCCTAAACTAGATTTAATTGCAGAGGCTTATATGGGTGGAGTTGCTCCACAGGCCATTGTTGTAGATGTACAGTCACAAGAAGGTGGATGCGTAGACGCTGCTCAAGGTTGTCATTGTGGTGGTTGCCCTGAATGCTCTAACGTTGAGAGTGGTCAGCAAGAAGAGCATGACCCTACTGAGATTAAGATGGCCCTTGCAG